GGGATGTCGTCATCCTTTAAAGAAGAATACACCTCGTGATGGAACGGGGGTGTTTGTTTGCGGAGGGCTGTCGGGAAGCAGTATCTTCCAAATAGTGCCATATTCTTCCGCATCTTCTTTAGTGCTTCTAGTTGAGCATACTTTTCTTCAAAATCCACTACATATCCCAGGCTATTTCTTTAGCTAATTTATTTCTTATTTCAAGATAACGCTTAGTTCCTACTTTAGGAAACGATTTATCTGCAGGTCTATTATACCTCATATCTACTTTATGACTGTCCCAATTACGTTTAATCCAATCCATCCTGCTATTAATCATATTATCAAAGTTTCTTAAACCGTCTTTTCCTCCCGATTCTAATACTAAGTTTCTATAATAATTCTCAATACCACTAGGTGCTTGTATTGGGTCAACTGCTGTTCTTCTTAGACTTTTACCTCCTGGGACAGAACCAGTCTTTGATGACATTCCAGGAGTAAATCTACCACCTGTATATGCGTCACTTAATATATCAAACCTGCCTGCTTCAAATACGTCTTTACTAGATTTAACCCTTGGCGTCTTAGAAAATGCTTTTTTTAAATAGCTTTGTAATAATCCTTTACCTGTTTTAGCTATACTACCTATTGCCATAGGAGCACCGCTTCCAGTTGCCATATCAAATGCTAGCTGCTCTAATTCTGGAGTTACTCCCATTGCAGCTAACTTCTCTTGCCCTATATTTCTTTCGCCTATTGGTTGAAAGTATCCTGGATGCGTATTACCAGGCATTTCAGGGTCTTTCATTGCAACGTCTAAAATTAAATTAGTATTGTATTTGCTATAATCTGTCATTCTTCATTATCTTCCTTCTTCTCCTCAATCTGCACTCTTTGCACCGTTAATCCTTTTTCTTCTTCTTTTAGCTCATCTATAAGCTTTACACTAGAAAAGGCCTCAATTGTATCAGTAGTCTTAAGTAAATGCTTTTCTTTCATACCATGCATGTCCTGAAGGTTATCTACTGCTTTTAAAAGATTTGATATATCTTTCTTATCTTGAGCTAACTCAATAGCCTGCTTTAATAAATCTAACGTATAGTCTTCATCTAGACCGTGCTCCGTTAATCTTTTACCTAGTTCTTCTCTTACCATACCTTGAAATATCTCCGTTTTCATTGTTCTCTTCCACTTACGTTTCTGAGAATCATTAATTTCACCTAATGCCCACTCTATAGCCTGGTCATAATCAGGCTTTAATGCAAACATCATAGCTAATGCTTTCATCTTCTGTTGTTTAGACTGAACCTCTAAATAAGACTTTCCAGTCATAGTAACATTAGTTTTGCGTCCTTTAGCGTTTAAAGGCTTAGTTTTATGCTTTGGGCTAAAAAACGTATACCCAAAAGGGAATCTCATGTAAATATTCTTACGACCTGTATTATCAGTATACTCGCGACGGGAAAGCACTGTGGCCACATACTTGTCATCAGTAAGTGCATGTTCTCCAATATCAGCAGTTTTCCATTGTTTATAATCAATTCCACGTTCTTTCGCTTCCTTTTCTCTATAAATGGGATAATGTGTCTCTTCTTTATCCCCCTTATGTTTAATCTTAATAATATACATTATTCATTATCCCAGTAAGGATATGAAGATTCCCAGTAATCCTGGTCTATATATAAGTATTTTGGCATTATTTAGACTTTTTCTTAAATATTTTATCATAGTTTTCTCTATACTTCTTATCAGCAAAGAAGCGTAATGCCCCACCTTTACCTGCCTCATGATGCCTATTGCCATCTAATCTGTCTTTTTTATACAAGGCCACGAAGATTATCCATTAATTGAGTTACAAAAGCTGAGCTAACCTTATTATGCTTATCTACAGTAGAGTCTACAGGACTTACTGAATCACCTCTATATAGGTTAATTTTATCAATAAACTCTTGAGGGTCACCTTTTCCAGCCTTAGTATTCCAAAATTCTTTCCAAACACGAGCTTTTTCTTTAGTACTGGTTGGAATCTTATTTTTCTTATCCCTACTTAAAACCATACGTGTTAACATAAAATTAGCTAATGGGTCATTATGATACTTAGATTTGTCAGAATATACTACATTTCCATCTGCATCCGTCTTCATAGTAGCTAATTTAGTAATATCGAAATCTTTATAGTAATCCCCTTTACTTCTTATATACTCATTTATCTTCTTCGCATGAGCACCTTTGCCCTTTTGAGCTGTAGGAAAGTCAATATTCATCTTATTTATATCATTTACCAAATCATTATAAGTAATTGCATCTACTTGCGTAATGCCTAAAGACCCCATATGTTGCGGTAATTGACCATATATAGTCTCTTGACCCGCTATATCTAGCATAAAATCAGCTGCAGGAGAGTAACCTAGTGTCTGCATTAATGAATCTGCCTCATCTACTATTGGTTGCAAGTTCTTTGCAGATGTAATGCCAGCCTGCTGCCAAGCAGGTATATTTTTATTATTTCCCATTATTCTCCAATCTTGGCCATTTACCATTACTATCAGGGCTAATATTGCGCTTATATGCCGTAATATAGTCATATTCATCAGAATACGGGTTATTTACCCCATGTTTACGTGCCCATTCCCTTAAAGTTAATAATTGTATATTACCCACTAATCTTTCCATTCTATGATAATTAGATAGATAAGTATTAAAACCACTGCTAATGCAGACAAAAAAGCCCATAATTCAATAAATAGCTTAATCCAGTCTGGAATCACTTCTTTTTCTTTTTCTTTTTAACTACCTTTGCTTTAGGTCTTCCCTTTTTACTACCGTAAGTTCCTGGTCCGTAAGGCATAATTACTCCATTTCTGTTAAATCTGGGTGAATATACGTGATTTCTTCTTCCATATCCCTAATAGCTACCTGTTTTGCAGTATCTAGCAGTGGGTCATCAACATTGCTATATTCGTTATTAAGGACCAAAATAGGCGTTTTACGGACGTTTTTCTTAAAAATCGACCAATGACCCCTATTTATGCTTATATCGCCATAAAATACCATTTCTAAATATAATATTAAAATAATATATAAAACAAGAAAAAAATAAAAAGCTTGACTTATATACCATTTTGGGTTATTTTACTACGTAGTAGTATATAATACTACTATATACTAGTATTAACGTGTTTATATTAAAAAATAGCAGATACTAGTAGCTATATAAGGCCCCCCTTTCATCAGCGATTCCTCACAAAAACACGTTGAAATACACTCTTTTCAAAAAATAGCCTTAGAATGCGTGCACGAGATATACAAGTTGGTACACCGCTTGAAAAAAAGGGCTATACCAACTTACTTTCGTTGAAAGTTCAGGTGATATACAACGGCGAACTTTCATCGAAACTAACTTGCTATAAAATTTTCAATCAGTGCACCAATGTGCCCACTTACACCTTGCTATGCAATTATATCAGATTGTTGCATAGCATTAACGAATAAATCTGATATAATAAAAATGAAAGGAATTATCATGAATATGAATGAATATTTTGATAAATTTATAAATGCTTTGTCTAATCAGTTTATTGAATGTAGAACTGAAATCTTTGAAACTGTTAAATCTATTAGAACTATTAAGGATTTAATGATGTTTGATTTTCCTACTGTTACTGATAAAGGTAATTTGACTGTTAAATTATCTCGTGAATTAACTGAATCTGAACAAGCTCGTTTTGCTAATTGTATTCCTAGTAATGAATCAGGAATAACTTATCGTTATAAACCTAATAATGATAATACCTATTTTAATGGTAAATTATGCAATCATAGAATTGAATTTGTTGTCAAAGATGTTAAAGCTATTGACGATTTATATGATTCTGTTGAGTTTTCTGATACTGTTGAATAGAATTACCTTAAAGCTTTACGACATATCTATCCTGTTTATATTAAGCGGGATAGATATGTTTTTTTTATAGTACTACACACATAGCTGTGAGTTAAATGATTTTTTTTAAAAGGAGTAATACATAATGGCACATAAACCAAGGCATAAAGAACCTACTAATTTTGAACATTGTTGTAGTTGTTGTATTGAGCAGGAAAAAAGAATTAAGCATTTAGAGCATACTCTTAAGCAGTATAAAGATAGAATAAAAGATGCATACATAAAAACGATAAATAAAAGGAGTAAAACTAATGAAGTGAATCCAATATAACATATAATAGGGCGTTTAGTCCGTCTTCCTGAGTAAGAAGTAAAACTAACTCAAATACTCTTCCTTGATAGTCCTAGACATGACTTTAAACTGTCTAAAATTTTGATTTAATATTGAGAGATGCGAGGATGAGTGGGATGATGAAATATTCATACCCAATGAAATGGGCACTCTACGCAGAGTAGGGGCGGTGGCGTGAGGCTAGCGAGGGCCTCAGGGTTAGCATCTCTCAACATTTTTAATAATAAACACGTAAAATAAAGAAAGCGAGGTAGTAAGATGAAGAATCTTCCTAAATTATATTTTGTTAATAAAAAGCAATATAATTATCCAGTATGGTTAAATATAAAATGCCATGAAGTAAAGCCTGTTGAACATTATATCAGTGGAAAAGATTTATATAACAGTAATTTAACTCCTATAAAACCAAAAGGATTTAATTTCTGTTGTAAAGAATGTTATAGTTCTGATGTATTTGCTCAAATAGTTCAATGGCCATCAAATGTAAAGAATTATCCTTATGATTGTGCTGTTCATAATACAGAAGCACGAAAATCATGGAAATTTGAAACATCATGGCTAGTAAAAGGATTTTGTAATAATTGCAATAAAGAAGTACAAATTAAAAATAGACAACCAAAAAAATAAAGAAAAGAGGTAATTATGAGAAATAGTAAGCAAACTAAAATGGATAGAAAGAAAAAGAATATTCAATTAAAACGGCATGGTAGAACACCTGCACAAATAGCACGTATAAAAGCGAGAAATGCTAAAAGAAAGGCGGTTTAATATGGAAGGTTATTACATAACTGTTTATCAGCCAATATGTGGTTGGAAAGCAGTTTTAATGGATAATAAACATAATCCAATACAAACAGGATTTTATGCATATAATGACAAAGAAGAAGCTATTAAAGAAGCTAAACATTGGTCAGAATGTGATGAAATACCATATTATGATGAAAGTGAGGTAGAATAATGTCTTGGAAATATTATAGAGATGGTAAACTAGTAGAAGAATGTAATGATGTTCCTGAAACTATGGAAGATGCTATTATAGAATTAAGAGAACAAGGACATGATGTTAGTGATTGTGTCCTTGAGCCAGAAAGTAATAAGGATGATACATTACCTCCAATATGTAATGATTTCTGGTCACCTGATTATCCACCTGAAGAAGATGAATATAATGAATATGCATTAACTCATACAGTTGGTAGAGATGATATAGAAAATACTCCATTACAAAGGTTATTTGTTGAACCATTAACTGATGAAGAAGTGGAGCATTGGGAAAAGTTCTATGAAAAAATAGAAAAAGAAAACAAAGCATTAAAAGTAGGAGATGACTTTATGAAAAAAGTATGGGAAAAAGCTGAACCATCACGATTAAGTAGTATTAAATCATGGTGGATTAACTTTAAAGGTCAATGGACAGATGAAGATTTAACTTATTTAATAGGTTGGATATTCATATTATATTTAATAGTAGGAGTGGTTAAATACCAACCAAGTATCTTAAATGTAATACTATGGCCATTTATAAAATAACTTACTGACAGAGTAGAGAGCATCCATCGTGAGATATGCCAGGTGGTTACAGGTTATTGATATTACCATTCATGTCACCCTTTTGATACTCTGAAAAAGAGAGTTAGGTATGGGTTTTATCCCTATTAAGACATCTAGCGCACCTGACTCTCTACCTCAATTAAACAATTAATTAAGTAGCAGTATGCTGAACACGCAAATGTATCCACTTAGTGATATATCAGTACATAACTGCTACTTAGTTAATATAAACACGTAAAGGAGCAATATTATGATGTTAGAAAAAAAAGATTGGACTGGATATGAAGATGCGTTAGCTATTAAAGAATCTATAAATGATAATACAAAACAAGTAATAATTAGAGGAATTACTTATAAAAGGAAAGATATACCACTTAGTTATATTAATCATTTTGCTAAAAAAGATATAACAAAATCATTTAAAAGATGGATAGATAAAGCATTTTATTTTAATCAATTTCGAACACAATCAAAGATAAATAAGAAAATAGCTAATAAAAAAGAAATAGAATTGCAAAATAAAAGACTTGAATGGCAAACATCGAGGATAGAATATCATGAAAGTATTGAATGTAAAGCAAGAAAAGAAAAAGCTAAACTAAAAAGAAGAGTAAATGATATGCAAAGATATTATAATAATCCTATTAAATATAGCTTAAAACGATTACTTTTACATTCAATAAAAGCATCATTAGATAATAAGCCATATAATAATAGTCATGATATTATAAACTATAAAGATTGTTTAAAATCTTTAAGTATTAATGCAAAAAGCTTAGGCATGAGTATTAAAAAGCTTAAGAATTTAAATTACCATATAGACCATATTATACCTGTATCTGCGTATAATCCAAAAAATAAAAAAGATTTACAAAGATGCTTTTCTCATTATAATCTAAGATGGTTACCTTCTAAAGAAAATATATCTAAGCATAGTAAAATTAGATATGAAGATATTAAAATAATAAAAACATTACCAAAAAAGATTTATCCTAAGTCTTGGAATGGTATAATACCGAAGGAGTAGTATGGAAAAAATAGTAAGTGTAATGGAACAATATCACGTATTTAAGAAGAAAGTAGATAAAATGAATAATAAAACACTACAGAAAGCGTTAATTATTATAGATAATGCTGAAGGTGTCACTCATGATGATTTCTTTGAAATAGCGGTATTGTTATTTTTAGTAGATAAAATGAACATACAAATAGAGGAGGATTAAGTATGTCAGAAAAATTATATGGCTTGACTGAGAAAGGTAAGAAATTGCTTGAACAGTTGAAATATAATAAAGAAGAACACGTGAATATGGTAGATATGGCATCTAGCATATTATTGATTAATCACGAGAATCATAGTTCGCATAAAAGCGAGAAAGAGAGTAAATAAAATGGCTACAGAAACAGTAGTAACTACAACAGAAACAACTATTCAACTAATGAATGGTACAATGACATTACAACCAACAAGAGTAGTAATGGCAGCAACTGAAAATAATGCAGCAAATACAGTTGGAGCATTAAGAGAAGAGTTAGGATTAACAGGTCATATTTGTGTTAATGATGTTGATTCTTCTGATTCAACACCAGTTGCTGAAGATGATAGAGTTGTTCATGTTGCAGGTAACAAAAGAGGTGGTAATCAGTAATTATCACATTGGGTACAAATAAGGTTCTTTTAGGTATGAGAAAAAGCACAGTACATTGAGCTATGGTCCAGCAATGGAGAATTAGCAATAGATAGTCAAGTCACTTCCTCAATCCCTAATCAGCTTATTTGATTAATACTAGAATACATCAGGGGGGATACTTATCCTTTCCTATCGAGATAGATGTGTGATACAATCTCCCCTGAGATAAATAAAGGAGTAAATAAAAATGCAATATTCATTTGATTTTACAGCAAAACCAGAGACGCCTGATTTAGATTTAAATCATTTAGACTATCAACAATTATCAGGATTTGCTGAGTTTTCAGAAAAGTTATTAGCTTTTAATGAAAGATATGAAATGGATTTAGTAGCTACTAAAACTGCTAGATGGCAACCAGGAACATATAATAAAATAAAAGATAATATTAGCAATATATTATATCCACATTGGAAGAAAAGACGTGGAGCTAATAGTATTCATAAACTATTAGAAAGAAATAATTGGAGATATCAAAATTTCCAAGATTCATTAGATACTCTTGATGGAATGTTATATCGTTATCGAAAAGATGGAACAGAGCTTTATACTGATGATGACTTAAATGAAGCAAAAGGTCTATTATATGAACTGTTAAATAGTTTTACAACAGGATATGATAATGTTAAAGTAGAGATTAGCACTATTCCACATTATGGCAGAACATTAAGAGGATATCGTGGTGAATATAGTGACGCTGGTTCTGATAGACTTGGCAGATTATATCCTGAAATTGATGATAATAATGAAATGGTTGGAGTATGGAATACAGTTATGTATGAAAATGTAGACCACGCTAATGATATTAAGTATGACCATTTTGGAGAAATTAATCCAGGTAAATGGTTTGTTAATATTAGAGTGTTATTAGATGATGTTAAAATAAATGTAACTAATGCTGATATGACTACACAATATGCTGAATTACCTTATGGTAAATTAGTAGTATGTTTTACAGTAGATTTAATAACATTAGTAACAAATCATCGCAGAATATCAAAAGGTCAACATATGGTTAAAACTGAATTTGTTGGTACAGTAGCTCATAAATTTCCATATTTATATGGATTAGAGCATCCATTTGTATATACTGCTGATAGATATGGTGAAACTAATATGATAAATCATTTCAACACGTATGGTAATGGTAATATATGTTTAGGTGAATTAGGTACTGATATATTTGCAGCATTATTCCAAGGCAATATAACATTACTTAAAATGTATCTTAATATATGGGCTAATTCATTCTCAGTAGGTGTTACATCGCCACTAAATACTTTAAATAAAGTAACATTTGGTGTAAGAGAAGAATGGGATGCAAATGTACGAGCTCATATATCAGGAAGTAATCATGCTTGTCATAAATATATTAAGAATGCTAAAGATGATGAAAAGTCTGACTTTCTTGATAAATTTTGCAATACATGTGCTATTAGCGAAACTTGTAAAGTATATGCTAATTTAAATATGGATAAAACATCATGGGCAGATGCAGCTGATAGTAGTTGGATTCAAGCATTTAATAAGTTATGTGCTCATTTAGAAAATGAGGTAGATAATAGCAGAATATATGAAATGTTTGCTGACATGTATTACTTTAAGACTATTGATAGATTCAATCGTAGAAGTATAGAAAGAACATTTGGTGAGTTGATGTCTGTTAGGGATTTTAATGATTATCACGCAATTATGGATAATTTTATATTAACAGGTCCTAATGAAGATAATATCATATTAATGTATGAAATGTTTGCTCGTGGTTTTGTGTTAGGAAAGATATATAGTGATAACACGCAAATGTATGAAGAGTTAGCATTACAAACTACAGAAATGGGCTTTGAAGAAGCTATTAGTAAATTAACAAATAACGATATAGAAAATAATCATTATTCTTGGCTATATGCACAGAGATATATATCAAGTAGAGATGAATATTGGACATATAATAAATTCCTTAACGGGAGAGAGGAAGGTATTAGATATGGCAACTAAACCTGAGCAAAATAAAAACAAAAAGTTCTACATATCACGTGAGAACTTCGATAAAGTCATAGCATATGCTGAATCAGCTTATAGACAATTTTCGTCTGAAATAGGTGGTCAGTTAGTTGTTTTAGAAGATACAGATGGTGATTATATATTAGAAGACCCTGTAATTCTTAAACAAGAAATATCAGCTAGCAATTGTGAAATGGATGGTGGTCAATTAGCAATTCACTATTCTAAAATGATAGGCAAGCATGGTAATAATGTAAGACATTGTTGGTGGCATAGTCATCATACAATGGGAGCATTTTGGTCTGGGACTGATGATGCAACTATATTAAGTCACCCTGCTGATGACTGGACATTATCTTTAGTAGTTAATTTAAAGAGAGAATATAAATTACGTATTCAATTCTTTAAACCATTTCTACACGAAGAAAATGTAGAATTAAACTTCCTTCAAGAAGAGTGCGATACTAATGATGTAATAGATGCAGAAGTTAAAGAGCTATGTACTAAAGAAAGTACATCTGTTATAACATATGGTGGAAAAGGTACTCAAGGCACATTATGGAAACAACCAAGACCAGCACATGGATATAGTCATAATTATGGTTATACTTATGGTTTATGGAACGATGTAGATGAACTTGAGCTAACAGGAGTACCTGAACAATTGTTTGAAGCATGTGTAGAGGAAATGGATAAATTATCTGATAATTTAACTGATGGCTCTATGAAATTAAAAGGCTTTCGTAAAGGTGTACGAAGTATTAATGAAAAGCTAAAACAATATAATATTAGGGTATTGCCAAATATATCAAAAGGTAGCAGAACAGATATAGAAAATGAATTACTATATCTACATGCACATGATATGTTTGAGAATATAGAAGGGAGTAAACAGAATGCGAATTAATGAAAGAAGCTTGCATTTAGTCAGTGATTTTGACGATAAAATCTTTCACATTCTTGGTTGCGGAGCTATTGGTAGTTCCGCAGCTACTCAACTAGCAAGAATGGGTGCAATGCAATTTGTATTGTATGACTTAGATAAGGTTGAGATACAAAATGTTGGTGTAAGCCACTACATATATCAGGATATACAAAAACCTAAAGTAGTAGCATTACGTGAACATTTAGAAAATATAAACCCAGAAGTACGTGTTCATGAACAATACGGTAGATTTACCGAGTTCATTAAGCCCATAGGAGAAGGTGACATAGTAGTTTTAGGGTTTGACAGTATGGATAGTCGCTTAGAAGCCGCGGAGGAATCTATGAAAGGTAAAAATAAACCTTATCTTTTAATAGATGGCCGTATGGGTGCGGAGGAATATCATCAGTTTACATTTAGAAGACCAACTCTTAAAGAATATAAGAGAACATGGTATTCTGATGCAGATGCTGAAGATGAACCCTGCAATGCTAAAGCGACTTCCTACTGTTCTAACATGAGTGGAGCTTTTATAGCTAACACTATAAAGAAAACGTTAAATGATGAAGATTGTCCTAAACAATTTTTCTTTACATTTCCAGCTTTAGTGCTTGGAAAACCAAAGTAATTGTTGTAGATTATATAGTCGTTATTTAACAAAAATCGAATTTATCAAGAGTCAATAGCTGGGTTCGTAAGTCCAGAATCGCCCTGAGCGTGAGGGAGAACATAAGTGCGACTCTTGATAATTCAGAAACGGAGCAAAATGGTACTTAAAGTAGCAAAGAGAAAAGCTGTTTCTCAAAATCCAAGCACTTTATTAATGTATGGCCCTCCAAAAATAGGTAAAACTACAATGTTATCCAGTCTAGACAAATGTCTTATCATTGATACAGAGTCTGGTTCTAATATGATAGAAGGTCATATACTTAATGCTAATAATCGTGTAGAGTTAATAGATATATTAAAACAAGCTCGTGAAGGTCATGAGTTTAAATATATAGCTATTGATACTATAGATAAAGTAGTGCAATGGGCAGAAGAAGCAGTT